GACCCGGACGGCCCCGATCATCCAGAACCTCGTCTCAAAGTCCGTCGTGCTGCTGGAGGGCTCGCAGGGGTTCGATCTCTCCCTGAACCACGGGCACCAGTATCCCCACGTCACCTCGCGCGACGTCACCCCCAACCGCATGCTCGACAACGCGGGACTCTCCTTCCGGGACTGTTCTGGCGTGCTCGGGCTCGTGCGGACGTTTCCGATCCGAGTCGGGAACGTCGGCGAGGCGTCGTCCGGTCCCTGCTACCCCGACCAGCAGGAACTCCTTTGGACTCAGGTATCCGAGGCGGCCGGGAGGCCCGTCGAGGAGCGTACGACGGTCACGAATCGGGTCCGTCGCGTCTTCACCTTCTCCGAGATTCAGTTCAGCAAGTTCATCAGGCAGTGCCGACCGACCATGTTGGCGGTCACGTTCGGGGACTACCTCTCGGAGCAGGCTCTCGGCGACTTCGTCAGTCGTCTGGAGATGCTCTCCGGGGTCCCCGTGGTCATGATCTGTCGCGGCCCCTCCTTGGAGGACACCGAATGGCGAATCTGAACATCTTTTGCTTCGTCGGGCCGACCGGCTCGGGGAAGTCCCATCACGCCGAGCGGCTGGCGGCAAAGACCGAGGGTTCGATCCTCTATCAGCCGGGCAAGATCCTCCGGAGCGTCGTCGGAGACTTCAAGGCCATGGTCGAGGGGTCTCCCAACCCGAACGCGTGGGAATGCGCCGAGACCGCGGTGGCGGGGCTCTTCGGGGTCGCCGTCACCGCGGGAGTCCTGAGGGCCATCAAGAACGGCGAGGGGCTCGTCGTCTGCGACGGCGTTCCGAGGACCGGTCGTCAGGCGGCGACTGCCGCGAGGTACCTGCAGGAGGTCGCCAACACCCCCACGGTGAGGGCCGGTGGGATGAAGATCTTCTTCAGGGTGGTGGCTCTCCCCATCCGGGCCGAGTCCCTTCAGGGCGTCGAGTACGAGGTGGAGCGCCACGCCGCGTCGATCGTGGACTCGGCGGAGACGTGCAGGATGGTGGCGGAGATCGGGTCGGTTCCGGGCCTCAACTTCGACGTGTCCATCGCGACGGTCGGCTCCCATGAGAACGCGGCGAACCTCGACAAGGCGTTCAGGAAGATGGGGATCGAGTGGAACCGAGGCGTCCTCGTGATGGAGGCATCATGACCAGACTTCTCGTACAGAAGACGATCGGCATGGACCTGCCTCTCAGCCCTGCGAGGCCGGGGGATGCGGGGCTGGACCTCATGAACGCGGGGCTCTCCGTGACCCTCTCTCCGGGGGATTCCATGGCCATCCCGTGCGGGATCAGGGTCAAGATTCCGGACGGGCACTTCGGGCTCCTCCTCCCGCGGTCGAGTACCTTCGTGAAGAAGGGGCTCGTCGTTCCGCCCTCGGTCATCGACGAGGGGTACGTCGGGGATCTGTTCGTCGTCGTATGGAACGTCAGGGATCGGTACGACGGCAGCGGCCACACCCGGATTCAGACGGGTGAGAGAGTCGCCCAACTGGTGATCGTCCCGTACCTTCGACCTGAGGTTGAACTGGTGGACCGACTCCCCGAGACCGCGAGGGGTTCCAATGGATTTGGCTCGACGGGTTGACGTCCCCCCGTCCCTCGAACCTTCGGTACTCCGTGCGCTGGCCACCGACCCGGATCTCCTCGGCGGAGTCCGGGCGGTGGTCACGGAGGACATGTTCAGGGACCCGGTGAACGCGACGATATTCGCCTCGTTGGTGAAGTATCACGAAAAGTACGGGGAGATCCCGTCTCGCAAGGTGTTGATGGAACTGGTGTCGGAGTCCGGGAGGAAGGAGGCGTACGAGGCGGCCGAGCGGTGCTCCACTCTCCGGCCCGTGAAGGATCTGAAGTTCGTCCGGGACCGAGTGGTGGACTATGCCCGATGGAGGGCGGTCGATGCGGCCTTCGAGTCGGCCGACGAGATGACCGTGGACGAGTTGGCGAAGGCGATCTCCGACGCCTCCCGGCTCGGGTGCGGGGTGGGCGATGGGTTCTCCACCTTGGATGCGGGGCTCGACTTCCTGCAGGAGAAGGGGGGTGGTCTCAGGGTCCCGACCCCATGGCCGTCCCTCAACGGGGTGTTCAACGGGGGGCCGGAGTCCGGAGACTTCTGCGTGCTCATGTCCTTCATGAACGTCGGAAAGACCGCGTGCCTCGTCAACGTCGCGATGGCCGCGGCCGCTCAGGGAGCATCGGTCGTCTACTTCACGTTCGAGGACGGGGAGAGGAAGATCCGGCGGAGGATGACCCAATGCCTCACCGGGATGACCATTCAGCAGATGGTGATGGACTCGGAGAAGGCCAAGAGGAAGATGCAGAAGTTCCTCGAGGCGTCCGAGTGTTCGGTGGTGATAAAGGAACTGATACCGCGGAGGGCGACCGTCTCCGACGCCTTGGGCTTCATACGCTCAGTCGAAGCCAGGACCGGGCGGAAGGTCGATCTCGTGGTGACGGACTACGCGGACCGGTTTCGGGCGACGTCCCGCAGTTCCGAGCCGCGCCACGGATACCGGGAGATCTTCGAGGACTGCAAGGGGCTCGCGATGGAGACGAAGTCCGTTCATTGGACGGCGTCTCAGGTTCAGAGGGGCCGGGCCTCGGAGGAGGAAGTGAGGATGGAGCACGTGTCGGAGGCCATCGGGAAGATGGAGTCTCCGGACCTCGTCGTCGGGCTCGGTCAGCGGAAGGAGGACGAGCGGATCGGTCGCATCGTGGCGACCAACGCGAAGGTACGGGACGGCGAGAAGGGTGGATCGTGGATCTTGAACGCCGACTTCAAGCGGCAGAGGGTACTGGAATGAACGACGTGATCAGTCTGAGGTTCGAAGTGTCCGTCTACAAGGACGGCGATCAGTGGTGTTGCCTGTATGGGCCGAATCTGCAGATGGGGGCCGCCGGGTTCGCGGCTGACCCGAACGAGGCCGTCGCCGCATGCGCCAAGATGATCTCCGATACGGTGCGCGAGAGGTTCGGCGTCACGGTGGGGCCGGAGGCGACCGTGGGAGAACTTTCGACGCACTTCCCGAAGGCGTTCAACGTGCTGAAGGACGTCTGTGGGTCGCCGCGGGACAAGGTCGCCGTGTACAAGATGGCGAGTAATTGGTTGTTGGAGCGGAACTGCTGGCCGGAGCCGCAGGGGAGCGGGTGGGTGATTATGAAGCGTCTGGAGTCTGGCGGGACCGTCTGCATCTCCAAGAAGCAATATGGGCATTACCTCCTCGCGGGGCTCGCGGCGATCGAGGACTTCGCTGAGGAGGCTCCTCGGTGACGTTACTCGACCTCCTGAAGGAACACCCCAAGGCGTGCGAGCGGTTGGGGATCGCGACTACTTCCGGGAACTATGTATCGTGGCAAGTGGCTCACGAGTTCCGCATCGGCATCAACGGGCCGGGGCTCGATCGGCACGTCGCCGGCGCGGCGCTGTTGTGGTTGGCCGAGCGGAGGGCGTGGGTGGAAACTGACGGCAATAGATGGGACGTGGTGGCTCTCCGGAATCCGGCGGGGTGTGTGACTTACGTGCGGGACACCCCTCTCGAAGCGATGTTGGTTGCGATCGAGAACTTCGTCGAGGGTGACGGGTGATCGACTGGCTCCTCCGAGTCCCGTCCCTCGACATGAAGGGGGAGCAGATCCGAACCGTCTGCCCGCGGTGCCGGAAGGAGGAGCATCTGTTCATCCACCGGAGGCGGTGTCTGTACATCTGCTTCCGGTGCGGGAACCGGGGGACCTTTCTCGTGGAGGCTCTGCGGAGGAGGTCGGAGTGGCGGAAGATCGTCGGGAGGGCGGGGAAGGAGCGCCGTACCGTCTCCCGCGTCCTCGACGTGCCGTGGGGGGACTTCGCCCCCCTCGTCGGTCCGGACGCTCCAGAGGGCAAGGGCTGGCCTCGGGAGAGGGCCATCCGGTATCTGGAGTCTCGGGGGGTGTCCACCGGCACGGCGCAGTCCTACGGGGTCTGCGTCCGCCGGTGGAACCCCCGCGTGTGGTTCCCCTACTGGGAGGCCGATGAGGTCCTATGGGCGGTCGGCCGGTCCTTCAACGGGTCGGAGCCCAAGACCATGGAAGTCGGGACGACCGAGAAGCCGCTCTTCGGCAGGCACCTCGGACCCTCCCCGAAGTCCGTGGTGTTGGTCGAGGGGGTGTTCGACCACCTGCACGTCCCCGAGTCCTTCGCGGTGATGGGGAGCACGGTCACGAGCCGTCAGATCCTCTCACTCGTCGCGGACGGGGTGGAGCGGGCGTTCCTCCTGTTCGACCCGGACGCGGAGGACAAGGTGAAGGCGTCGGCTGAACACCTCCGCCGGTTCGGGGTTCCCACGTGGCCGGTCTTCTGGAGGGGAACACGAAAGGACCCCGCCGAGATCGGCAGGGTCCGGATGGGGAACGTGGTTCGGAGCATGCTGCGGGACGCCCCGGTCAGACCGCAAGCGCTGACGCTGCGACTCTGACCGCTCGGGCGATCTCCTTCTCCTCGACGCCGCACGCGAGGGCCACGTGCCGCCGGGTGATCTTCGGCGCTCCGCGGACGTTCATGATGAGGCGGTTCTTCCCGGCGGACGCGATCTTCCGTTGCTGGTCGCGGTGGGCTCGACGCTGAGCATCCTCCGGGGGAAACGCCAGCATCACCAGCAGCGCCACGACGTCGCGCGGGGCGGAGGGGATGAGCCGGGAGATGATCGCGTGAGGGTCCTCCTCGACCGGAACTCGGCTGGCCGGGGTGCGTGGGGAGACGTCACTCGCGGGCCGCCGGTATCGCTCCCTCCGCCGGGCGTCCATCAGTCGGCTCTTGATGAAGGTGATCACGCGGGCCGGATCGACGTCGAGCCACCGGCCGAGATTGCGGCTGAACGTCCGCTCACGCGGCCAGTCCTGCGTTGCGATCTGCAGCAGGATCTCCTGATAGGCGTCTTCGGGCGACCAGATCCCCAACTTCATGCGATTGGCCCAGAACCAGATCACCTCACCGAAGTCTCGGACGGCGTCATCAAAAGAAATCTTCATCGGTCGGCTCCAAATGATGGCGGAATTGCCACGTATCGGGATTTTACCACAAACGCGAGGCGGTGTCAAGTATGGCGAAGCAAACAGTAAGCCCGAACGCCGGGAAGGTCCGGCACATCCCGTGGGACATGGTACGTACGGAGTACGTGACCGCGGAGACCCCGATCACCCTCGCGGAACTGGCCACGAAGCACCAGATCAACCGAGCCACCATCTACGTGAAGGCGGGAGCCGAGAAGTGGACCAAGCAGCGGGAGGACTTCTGGCTGGAGGTCATGGAGGCCGCCAAGCAGCAGTTGAAGAGCGAATTTCAGCGGCAGAGGGTCCACCGGGCCATTCTGGTCGGGAAGGCCATCGAGAGATGGATGAGGCGGCTGGAGGACAAGGAAGAGTACAACGTCTCGGAACTCCTTCAGTTGCTGAAGTTGGAGCGGGACCTGTTGGAGGTCGATGATGGCAAGCCCGACGCGGAGGCGGAGTTCGAGGTCTACGTCGCAAAGGTCCGAGCCCGCATCAGCAGCGTCAACCCGACCCTCGGGCACGTCGTTGACTCCGGCCTCCGACGTCTTGGGCTCGCGCCGGGAACGTCGGGCGAAGATGGCCTTGTTGAGGCGTGACGTAGCGCTCGACTTCGCCCTGCACCATCACCGGAACGTCCGCGGCGAGCCCCTGCAGTTCGACGACTTCTTCTACATCCTCGACGTGCTCGCGGACCCGAGCCCGATCAAGGTGATCAAGTCGGCGGTGCAGACGGGGAAGACTGAGGCGATGATCTGCAGCACCTTCGCGGACGCGAGCGTCGGCCTCTCCATCTTCTACGTCGTCCCGACGCAAGACACGCGGAACATCTTCGTACCGAACCGCATCGACCGGTGCATCCGGCAGGTTCCGATGTACGCCAACCTTCTGGCCAACTCGGTCGGTCGGGCGGACTCGGTGCTCCTGAAGCACGTCGGGAGGGGGACGATCCGCTTCGGCTCCTCGCAGTCCATGGCCGAGTTCAAGGAGTTTCCGGCCGACGTGGTCTACGTGGACGAGTTCGACCAGTGCGTCCTCGAGGGGATCTCCTTCGCCTCGGACCGCACCAAGGGCTCGCCTTATCGATTCAAGACCCTCCTGGGGAATCCGACCCTTCCCGGCACGGAGACGCGGCACAACCTCGATTACGAATATCAGAACTCGGACGCGAAGAAGGTGCACTATCGGTGCTCCGAATGCGGGGCGGTCCAGCCGCTCGACTGGTGGCACAACGCGGTGAAGCCGATCTTCTCCGGGAGCGTCGTCACCGACTACGAGCCCCGCCTCAAGGTCGGCGGTTCGGTTCAATACTGCTGCGCCGGATGCGGGACGATGATTGACCGTCGCCGCGACGTCGTCGGGTGGAAGCCCACCGGCGACCCGAATCACGTGGTGTCGGGCTACCAGATCAGCCGAATGAACAGCCTCTTGGACGAGGCGGACGACCTGTGGGCAGCCTTTCGGAAGGCCATCGGGAACGAGTTGGCCACGCAAGTCTTCGTCAACTCCGACCTCGGGGAGTGCTACGAGGGCGGAACCGGAAACAAGGTCACGACGCGGCTCATGGGCGACTGCGTCGAGCAGTATCTCCTCCCCGCTCCGGGGACCGTGCGAGGCCCCTGCACCATGGGCGTGGACGTCGGGTCGTTCCTTGACGTGCGGATCTCCGACTACGTGAACGACGGGGGGAGGGTCCGGAGGCGGCTCGTGCACGCGGCCCGGTGCCGCACGGTCGAAGAAGTGTTTCTCCTCGGAGCGGCTTACCGGGTGGCCGTCGCGGTCATTGATGCGATACCTGAGCAGCGGCTCTCGCTCCGGTTTCAGGCCGAGGCTCCCTTCCGAGTGTGGCGGTGTCAGTACAAGGCGTCGGAGGGAAAGAACGTCCGCAGCCTCTCATGGAGTCCGAACGAGGGACGCGACGGGTGCGAGCGATACGTGCAGATCGACCGCACGGAGGCCATGGACTCGGTGTTTCAGGCGTACGTCCGACGCGACGTGATCGAGCCTCCCAACTTTTCGGCCCTCCTCGGCGGATCCTATGAGCGGATGATCACGTCGCCGGTCCGGGCTCAGGACGAAGACGGCCGGTTCTTCTGGATCAAGTCAACCGATCACGCGTTCCACGCTCACGTATATGACTGGATCGCCTCTCAGGACCCTTCGGCCGGATTCTTCAACTCCTCGGAGGCCATCGTGCGTGGCCGACCCTACTCCCCTCCCGCGGACGACGACTACGGAGCGTCTCAAGTCGTGCGGGCTCGCAAGATGAAGCGGAACTTTTACGATGCGTAATGAAAGATACGTGGCCCCTCTCGTCGCAGGGCTGGCCCGTGCCGCTCCCGCGGCCTCCACGACCTCCGCGACTGCCTCCGCCTCCGGGGGCTCCGCCACCGGCTCCGGCGGGGCTCCCGGAGGGTCCGGGGGCATCCTGCCAGCCAAGAAGGTGGCGGATGAGGCCGGGCAGTCCGTCGCCTCGACGGTGGACGCCCTCCGCACCATCCCCGACTCGGCCTACACCCTCGAGGAACTCGACGTAGTCATCGACCGGTTTTCCATCGGTCTGGAGTGATCCATGGACGTCATGCAGCGATTCAACCAAGACTCGATGATGGCGGCTCAGAGCCGGGCGGCTCGACGCGAGGGGGCGACTCAGGAACGGTATCGCGCCGCGACGTCGAGCCCCTACGAGGGAATGCAGTTGGTCGTACGTCCCTCGCGGCCCTTCGCGATCGGGCATCGGTCGGCCCACTATGACACGATGTTCGCCTCGTACCTTGACCTCGTGCAGGACCCGAGCCGGGCGAAGAGACGGGACCCCGACGCCAACAACCGCATGCGTCAGGATCTTCAGATCCTCGGTTGCATGAACGTCCGGAAGTTGGCCACGGCCCAACTCCGCCGGGAATGGGTTCCGGCCAACGGGACTCCCGAGGCGGCGATCGCGGCATCGAGGTTCGAGCGCCTGTGGAAGCAGCAGTATCGCGAGAGCGAGACCGTCTGCAACATGCTGGAGGCGATCCTCGACGGCATCTCGATTCAGGAAGTCCTCTGGACGCTGAATGAGGACGACTACACGTTCGGGATCGCCCGGATGTTCCCGTGCTACAAGGACCGCTTCGTGTTCTCGAAGGACGGGCGGCTGGCCCTCCTGACGCGACGAAACGTGTTCTACGGGGACCTCGTCCACCCGTGGCAGTTCGTGAAGCACGTGTACAACCCCTCGGGTGGTTCGTACAACAGTCCGCAGGACGAGGGCCGGATCTACTGGGGTCAGGGGTTGGAGGACAACATCTTCCCCAACTTCTACTTCAAGACCGTGGTGCTGAACCTCTATACGCGGTGGCTCCAGCGCCTGTCCGGCGGCGTGCTCGTGGCTCGGTACCCCTACAAGAACGACCTAGCCAAGCAGGTGGCCCTCGAACTCATCGAGGCGTATCAGGAGGACGAGGAACTGGCGTACCCCTCGGGCGAGGAGTGGGGACTGGAGATCAAGGAGGCGACCCGAGCCCCGGCCGACACGTACCTTTCGTTCATCGAGTACGTGGACCGGCAGATCTCGAAGGTGATCCTCGGCTCGACGCTGATCATCGATCAGGGCGACGTCGGCTCCCAGTCCCTCGGCGAGGTCCACGAGCGGACGACCTTCGGCCGCATCACCGAGTTCGATCGAATGGGGCTGGTGGAGACGA